CCGGATTCCACCCACAACATGATCGAGTTGCTTTGCTTCACAGCTTTCTTGCTCCTCGTGTTTGTGCTGCTACGCAAGGCTGCGCTCCTTGTGTATTGGTTCGCCTCTTTGGTGATTGTGTTTATCGGCGCGTGGTGGTCTGGAGGTGCCACTACAGGATTAGAGCCCGTGCCTTTTCAACGGGCCGTGGACAACCATGGACAAGTTGTTCCACAACCGACACTTGAGGCAGATGGATTTGGCCCCGGCCGTAATTCTGCTGTCTCGCTGCATCTTTCTTGTGGCAGGCTCCGTCGCCGCTCTCGTTGGGTTCGCTCGATCGAGGGTGGCTTGCACCTTCCTAAGGGAAGCTTGGGTTACTTTGTTAGAGGGCGGTGGACACCAGACCTCCCCTCTCCTAGTCATTCAGCTGACCTGAATTTGGTGCTTTCTCATTTTGAGGACGGTGCAAGACTCCTTGGTGGTGGAGTCGTCCCAGACGACAAAGGGGCTGATGTGGGTTACTACCACATTGAGCTTTCGGATGGTAGCAGGGAAGTTGTATTCCCTGAGCTCCTTTCTCGTCTTTCTGGTTACTCGTTGCTCCGACAGCGAGATGCCATTCTAATCTCAGCCTTGCGCCTTCGGGCTCTTGACTGGGTGAAGAAGAAGGGTCTATCTCAAGAACTTTCCTTCATTGTTGTGACGAGTGCAATGAGGTTGGCATTAGAGGTTCCGGTTGCCGAGGCTGCGTTATGCAGGACCTTGGAGGACCTCGGGCCAGAATCACCACGTTGGTGGCACCGGGCTTAGGCCCGTGTGTGGACCTGCTCTGGGCAGTGCGTTGGAAACACTGCCCCTCCTTTGAGAGAGGATGCCACGCTGGTGGCGAGCGGGGAAATGGTCGACGACCATCGCCAACGTAAGATGAGGGTAGCACACACCGTGGGATTAGAGGCGACTTGGGTCCCTGGTGTGCATGCTAAGTGCTCTCACAACGAGCGCGCTGCTCTATTGTGGCGTGTCTTAGGTCCTTTGCCATGGCCAGATGATCGACCGGTGGGGCGGGAGTTCCTAGCAGTGTTTAAGTCATTGCGGATTCTTGCTGGTCGTTATTGTGGTTATAAGTGGGACCTCCTGGAAACGGCGCAATCTTATACAGGTGCAATGCGTCGTAGGTACCTTGAAGCGGAGAGGTCGTTGCGTGTGGAAGGCCCACTTACACATGCTGATTGGACTCTTAGCGCTTTTCTGAAGGCCGACAAGATCAATCTCAAGAAGTTCCACAAACCTAGGATGATATTTCCACGTTCCCCTAGGTTCAACCTTGAGCTTGCTAGTCGGTTGAAACCATTTGAGCACTGGCTGTGGGGTAGACTCACGCTCAATTGGTTCTTCAAGGACCGTGAACCTGCTTGGTTGCAACGTCATGTGGCGAAGTATGGTTCTACCAGGGTTGTGGCCAAGGGCCTTTCTCCTCGAGCTAGGGCTAACCTAATAGTCCGCAAGTTCAACTCGTTCGAGGGCTGTGTGGTGTTTGAGGCTGACGGAGCTGCTTTCGAGGCTCATGTCAGTTCCCAGCAACTGCGTCAAGAACATTCGGTTTATGGTGCGGCCTATCCAAAGGACCGTGGCCTGCGCCGTCTGTTGTCCAAACAGCTGGTATTAGCTGGGAGGACCACTTCTGGTTGGAAGTTTTCACGTCCCGGGGGCCGCGCTAGCGGTGACTTCAACACAGGCATGGGTAATTCGTTAATCATGCTTGCTGCCGTTGGTGCAGGGATGCCCCAAGATGTCCCATACGATGTCTTGGTGGATGGAGATAATGCACTGGTCTTCATGGCTGGAGCTGACATCTCCCGTGTATATCCTCACTTCCATAAGAATGTGCTTGATCAGTGTGGCCAGGAATTGACACTCGAAACTGCTGTGTCCGTGGTCGAGGAAATAAGATTTGGACAATCTGCGCCTGTTCAACTGCCCAATGGGTGGGTGATGGTCAGGGATCCTTGGAAGGTGTTGTCATCTTTTGCTGCTTCCCATAAGTGGCTCAATGAACCCAGATTCGCACGTCGGTGGCTCTACGACGTGTGCAGGTGCGAATTGTCTTTGAGCCTGGGCTTGCCCATTCTCCAGTCTTTCTTCCTCTCCATGCTCCGCCATATTGGCCGAGATCGACGGAAAGTGAATGAGGATTCACTGTCCGACCTGTTTTACCAGGGTGCTTGGCTTGCCGAGGAGAAAGATGCTGTCCCTGTTGCGTTGATAACGCGATTAAGCTATGAGAGGGCATTTGGTTGCAGTGGTGGTGACCAGATGTTAATTGAGGCCAGTTTGAAGCCAGGGTTTGGCCTGACTTCGTGGATAACTGAATATCCTCGGTTCCCCTCTGCTTTGGAAGCCGAACCTGGTCTGATCGAGACCAGTTGGGACCCCTTATATTAATATGACCCAAGTCTGGAGGGAGCGGACGCGCGACAGTGAGTTGAAATTGAATGCGTCCCCTTTTAGGTGCATGTGCAAATGCTTAATGACCCTTGTGTTCCAGGGTCGCCTGTGTGTTCTTGTGCGGTAGGTTGCATTGTGCATTAAATAACGGAAGGGCCTTGTGCCGGGCGTTGTTTCACCCCGTAGCCTATTTTTCAGCCCCCCCCTAATATCCCAGATTCTAAGTCATCAAGTGCGCCCGGGTGGTTACCGGCCTTGATTATAGTAACCCGAGTCAATATCGACAATACCCTGCGTTAATGGGCCCCCAGTGG